GTGTTCAGTAATAAGAGTAGATTTAGGGTATTAGTAGCTGGAAGAAGATTTGGTAAAAGCTATTTAAGCTGTGTTGAGTTATTAAAAGGAGCTATTGCAAAGCCTGGTGAAACGTATTTTTACTGTGCACCTACATATAGGATGGCAAAAGACATTGCATGGAAGACTTTGAAGAAATTAGTACCAAAACAATGGATTAAATCTAAGAATGAGACAGATTTAAAGATTGAATTAGTAAATGAATCAACTATTGAGTTAAAGGGAACAGAGAATGCGATGGCATTAAGAGGAAGAAGTCTTTCGGGCGTAGTCTTGGACGAGGCAGCATTTATGGATAAGGAGGTATGGTCAGAGGTAATACGACCTGCCTTAGCAGACAAACAGGGATGGGCACTTTTCATTTCTACACCTGATGGAACGGCCTCTTGGTTTTATGATCTATGGTGTTATGTCCCTGAAGATGAGAGTGGAGATTGGACGAGATGGAGTTTTACTACTATCGAGGGGGGTAATGTTCCAAAAGATGAAGTGGAAGCAGCGCGTGGTCAATTAGATGAGCGTACTTTTAGGCAAGAATTTGAAGCGAGCTTTGAAAATCTTACGGGATTGGTAGCTGTAAGCTTTTCGGACGAAAATATTAGTGACGAAGCAAAAGATTTACACCTGTTGCCTTTATATATGGGTGTAGATTTTAACGTTGACCCTTTATGTGGAGTATGTGCGGTAAAACATAATGAAAATTTGTATGTTTTTGATGAGATTATATTAAGGGGAGGAGCTACGACATGGGATTTTGCGGAGGAGGTTGTAAATAGATATGGAGTAGACAGAAGAGTTATCACATGTCCTGATCCTACAGGAGGCGCACGAAAAACAAGTGGAGTAGGATTAACGGATCATACGATTTTAAGAAGAAGTGGATTTACTGTATCGAGCCCGCGGGCACCGTGGAAGATAAGAGATAAAATTACTGCTGTAAATACAGCTTTATTTGACGCAGCAGGTGACCGAAGAACATTTATACATCCAAGATGTAAAGAATTGATAAAAGCACTTAGAACGTTAACCTACGCACCAAATACAGGAATGCCAAATAAAAATTTAGGAGTAGATCATGCGTTTGATGCTTTTGGTTATCTTTGTCTACAACAATTTAACTTGGCGAAACCTGAGACACTGGGTCAAACTTCGTTTAGAATATACTAAGATACCCTTTTTGCTTATGGCCTACGGAATGTCAACAACAAAGAAAAAGAAGAAAAAGAAAAAGGGAGGAAAGAAGAGACATGAATGTACCTGTTAATAAGGCACTATATGCAAGAGTAAAAGCTGAAGCCAAACGTAAGTTTGCTGTTTATCCTTCTGCCTACGCAAATGCTTGGTTAGTCCGAGAATATAAGAAGCGTGGTGGAACTTATAGAGTAGGAAAGAAAAAAAGTGCCACAAAGAAGAAAAAGTAAACCAAATCCAAGAGCCAAAGGTGGATTAACACGCTGGTTTAAGGAAAACTGGGTTGATGTTAAGACTGGTAAACCTTGTGGTCGTCAGAAGGGGGAGAAAAGAGGATATCCTGCCTGTCGACCCAGTAAACGTGTATCAAGTAAGACACCTAAGACTGTAGGAGAGATGACGAAAAGTGAAAAAGAAAGGTTTAAACGTGAAAAAACAGGTAGCAAGAAGATAACATATCAACATAGACGTAAAAAACGCAAAAGAAGGAGTTGAACATGGCTAAATCTGCTGCTATGAGTAGGTGTATGGGTTACATTTCTACTGTAAAAAAAAGCAAAAAGAAAAAATCCACTAAAAAATCTACAAAATCAAAGAAAAAATGACTGAAATCACACCAGAAATGCTCGACATCATCGAAAAGGTCAAAGGCAAGCGTAATCCTGCCCTTTGGGATCCTAGATGTGAACAATATATGAGGAATAACAGTAAAGATACTGTAAAAAAGTCAACAACAAGTTAAACTAATCTTAAATACTCTTTTTTCTTAGGACAATGGCATTTATTCGTGGAGAAGAAGGGGCTGTTAAATTTAAAAACAGTTCTGGAACTGCAGAAGCAATCGTATCTACTACTGGTTGGTCGCTCGAGTTGACAAAAGATACTTTAGATGTGACTGCTCATGGAGCTACATCAAGATCGTTTATTGGTGGTTTAATTTCTGGATCAGGCACTATAGATTTTTTATACACAAAAGCTTCTGGCAATGAAACTGCAAACTTATTAGTTGATGTTTTAACCACAGAAGACGCAGGTGACGCAGTATTTGAGTTGTTTTTACAAGATAACGGTGGATCTTCAGATAAAAAAGTTACTTTTGGTGGAATCGTGACGGGAACTACTTTAACTGCTACAACAGGTGATTTAGAAACAGTTAGCGTTAGTTTTATTACTTCTGGTGCTATAACTGGCACTTCCTTATAATGCCTAAAGGATCTTATTCATCAAAACAACGCAAATTAGCTGCGGTTGCTCCTCCGAGGGATAAGATCACATCTGCTGATCTTAAAAAATTACGTTCCAAAAAGAAAAAGAGGAAAAAGAAATGAAACTTACCACTCGTCAAAAAAATAAACTAAAAGAGCATTCAGAACACCATAGTGATAAACACATGGAGTTTATGAAAAGACGTATGAGAGCAGGAGATACTTTTACTCAAGCACATAAAAAGGCACAAGCTAAAGTAGGAAAGTAATGCCACGCAAGAAAGGAGTCAGTTTATCAGTAGGAAGAGGAGAAAAGTCCAAGAGAGGAGGTCCGTTAAAAGATAGTAAAGGCAGACCTACAAGAAAAGCATTAGCATTAAGGAGATGGAGGTGCTGACATGACTTACTCTTTACCAGGAATGTTTAGAACAAGTATCACCTCCACAAGTTATTTAGGTGGTACAGATAGTCCTTTCACTCGTAATCGTGCTGTATTAGATATGGTTAAGGGTTGGGAAATAATGAAGGCTGTTACAGAGGGAACAGAATATCTTCGTGATAATAGTGAAGCATTTCTGCCGTTAGAACCAAGAGAAGATTATGATGCTTATCTTGCGAGAGTAAATAGATCAGTCTTCAGTCCTTTCACGCAGAGATTGATAAGAGCAGCGACAGGTCTTGTCCTTCGTAAACCAATTACACTAACAGGTGATCCATACTGGACTGAAATGTTCAAAATGGACGTTGACGGCTGTAAATCAGATTTAGATGAATATGCAAGAAGAGTATTAATGTGTTCATTGACTTATGGTCAAAGTCATATCCTTGTTGATTATCCTGCACCATCTGGTGCGGTAAGTCTTGCAGAAAAAGCTGTATTACCTGATGGTGATTTTGGTGAGAAGATATACGATCAGATGAGAGTTATAGAACCTGGGAGGTATCGTGTTTTTAGGAAGAAGGAAACAGTCGAAGACATGTACGAAGAGAATGACGGTGCTTATTCTGGGAATATGTCTAGTCCAGCAGGTGAAAAAGATTTTGAATTATCCGAATCAGGCCAATTTTCTTTGGGCGAAATACCTTTGGTCACTGTTTACTCAGGTAAGGTTGATAACATGACAAGTAAACCACCATTACTTGATATCGCATATCTGAACCTTGCACATTTTCAAAGACAGGCTGATCTGATTCATAGTTTGCATGTTGCATCTCAACCTATGCTCGTAATGGAAGGATATGACGATCAGACTAAAGATTTAGCTATATCTGTTAATTATGCGATGGCAACTCAGCCCGGTAATAAAGTTTATTATGTAGAACCAGCTAGTAGTGCTTTTGATGCTCAATCTGCTGAGATCAAGGAATTACAGATGCAGATGGCTACTTTAGGTATAAGTACTTTGTCACAACAGAAGTTTGTAGCTGAATCTGCTGATGCAAGAAGGTTGGATCGTGTAGATACTAACTCTATGCTTGCTATGGTTTCTATGGAATTAGAACAGAAATTGCAAAAAGCATTTAATTTATCTGCTGATTATGTTGGTATAGAACCACCAGAGGTAAAGATCAGTAGAGACTTTGATATTGAAAGATTGATAGGACAGGATATCACAGCATTGACTTCCTTGTTTGATCAACAGGTAATAGATAGAGATGAATTTAGAGACATTTTGGTGCAGGGTGAAGTGTTACCAACGGCTAATGAGGCCAAATCTGAATAGTTTGTT